AAAAGAGAGCTGATTCGAGGTCAAAAAGGTACTGTGACGACCCACCCCCAAGCACCGCGGGCTCGTCGACCCCGAAAAAAACGCAGTTAGTAAGGCAAAATTCGGTCATTTCGTTACGCGTACACAAAAATTTATAGTATTTTGCGTGGTACTTTGTATGGTACCAAGCGTAGCACTATAAAGAAAATGTTGCGGGAAAATAACGAGGAAAGGAGCAAAATATGGCTGAAAAAATAACAGATAACACAGAAGTTTCTACAACGGAACTTGCCTCTATTCTTGGCGTTACCGCGAGAAGAGTGCAACAAATGGCACAAGATGGAACTTTAATTGCCGTAAAAAGAGGTTCCTTTAATCTTGCTGACTCTGTTCAGCGATATATAAACTTCCTGACCTCGCGAGAAAAAGATATTTCATCACAGGAAAAAGCGAAACAGGATGCGGAGGTAAGCATAAAAAAAGCGAAAGCAATAACCGCAGTTTTGGAGGCACAGGAACTACAAGGAAAGATGCACCGCTCGGAAGATGTCGCGGAAATGACCGAGGACTTAATATATGCAATACGCGGAATGCTCGTTGCACTTCCCGGAAGACTTGCGGTTGATGTTGCAAATACTCAAACGCCTGCAGAGGCATCCGAGGTAATTCGCAAAGAAGTCTATAAGGTAATGAGCGAACTCTCCGAATATAAATACGACCCGAAAAAATATGAGGAGCGTGTCCGCGAAAGAAAAGATTGGAGTAGCGTGGAGTGTGATTTAGATGACGAATAAAAAGGATGTCGCTCGTCTAAACAAAGCCATTGCAAAAGCTCTGCAAGGAATGATACCGCCTGATGATTTAACAGTCACAGAATGGGCGGAGGCTAAACGCCGACTTTCAGCAGAGAGCTCCGCAGAGCCAGGACCTTGGAGGACGGATAGAACTCCGTATCTTAAAGAGGTTATGGACTCATTCACAGACCCCCGCGTAAGACATATTGTTATGGTTGCGGCATCACAGGTCGGAAAGTCGGAATTTTTGAATAATGCCATTGGCTACATCATAGACGAAGACCCCGGCTCAATACTCTTTGTCCATCCTACGACAATAGATGCAAAAGAATATTCCAAACTCCGTATTGCTCCAATGGTGCGAGATTGTCCTACGCTGAAAAGGAAAGTTGCAGACCCGAAGAGCCGAGATAGCGGAAATACCATTTTGCAGAAAACTTATCCAGGCGGAATACTTACATTGTGTGGCTCTACCGAGGCACACGCTCTTGCATCAAAGCCGATACGATATGTATTTGGAGACGAGCGAGACAGATGGGCTCAATCAGCGGGAAACGAGGGCGACCCTTGGGACTTGGCTATGGCCCGACAAACAACTTTCTATAATGCAAAGGCGGTTGAGGTTTCAACTCCGACTATAAAGAATGCGAGTGCAATCGAGGCATCCTTTGCAACAGGCACAATGGAAAGGTGGAAAACACAGTGTCCTAACTGTGATACATATAACGAAATCCGTTGGCAAGATATACGATTTACTTCGGATGAAAAAATCATAGCCGGGAAAAAGACATATAGCGTATCGGATATTTATTACATCTGCCCCGAATGTGGTTGCATATCCACCGAGGCAATTATGAAAAAACAGCCTGCAAAATGGGAGGCTGAAAATCCTGATGCTTATAGACAGGGTACGCGTTCTTTTTGGCTTAATGCTTTTGTCAGTCAATGGGCCTCTTGGGAATCTATCATCCTAAAATTTCTTAACGCCACAGGCAGTACAAAGAAAATGCAAGTTGTATATAACACTTGCTTTGGTGAGCTTTGGGAAGATAGAGGCGACATTGAGGATGAAGATAGTTTGCTTATGAGGCGTGAGGAATACGAGGCAGAACTCCCGAAAGGTGTCCTCGTCTTGACTTGCGGTGTTGATACACAAGATGACCGACTTGAATACGAGGTAGTCGGGCACGGACATTTCGGAGAAACTTGGGGAATCAAGAAAGGTATTATTATGGGGAGACCTGATGACCAGGAAACTTGGAAAACCCTTGATGATATATTAGACCACATATACCGATTTGCAGATGATACAGGACTCCGAATAAGTATGACCTTTGTGGATGAAGGTGGACACTTCACACAGGATGTAAGATTACAATGCAGTATGCGGATCAGAAAAAAAGTATTCTGCATCAAAGGTATGGGTGGTCCCGATAAACCCTTTACTGCTCCTCCGAAAAAACAAAAGATTGTTGTTAATCAACGAGCAGTAGGCACCTGTTGGCAATATCAATTAGGCGTTGACTCAGGAAAGCAAATCATAATGGATAATTTGAAGGTGCAGACACCGGGACAAAAGTATTGCCACTTTCCGAAAAGGGATGATTACGGCTCGGCGTATTTTACAGGACTACTTTCCGAGCATCTTGTATATAAGCCTGAGAAAAAGCAACCTTGGGTATGGGAGAAAATTCCCGGCCACGAAAGAAACGAGGCACTTGACTGTCGCAACTATGCTATGGCAGCATTTAAGGCTCTTCCTGCTAACTTAGACGAGATAGACAGGAGATTAAGGGCGGCACGACACGAAACGCCTCCTGATGTTGTTGCAACAACTGTAACGACCACTTCTGCAAAGAAGAGGACACAAAAAAACAGAGGAAATACAAAAAAACAAAATTATGATAATTGGTAGGTGATTAAAATGGCAGATAAGGTTGAACTTAGAGCAAGGCTTGAATTTAACAAGACGGCTCTTACAAAACTGCGTGCCGCGTATCTTGCGTTGGTGGATGGCGGAGTAAAAAGCTACACCATTGATGACAGGCAATTAACAAGGCTTGACCTCTCCACTCTCAAAAGAGAAATTGAGGAAAAGGAAAAATTAGTTGATGAACTGACAAATATGCTTTCGGGGAAAAAACCGAGAAAAGCATTCGGTATTGTTCCGAGAGATTGGTAAATCAACAACAATTCGGGTATTTGCCCTTCGGGGCTTTGCCACGAGCTGACTTGGCAAAGTTTGCGGCTCCTTTCGTTGCCAAGTCGCTCGTTTATATATTTTGATGTATGGAGGCGATAGACTTTGAGCAAAAAACCAAAAGCACGCAGACCTACTAAACATCCGCAGGCAAAAGGATATAGTGAGGCTGGTGCAAGTTTTCTACGAAGAGCATTAAAAGGATTTATTCCGAACAGTAGCTCTCCGAGTGAAGACATAGACAGAAATAATCGCACGCTTAGAGAGCGTTCACGAATGCTTTATATGGCTGCTCCTATTGCTACATCTGCAATAAATACAAACAGAACAAAGGTTGTCGGCACAGGGCTGACACTCAAAACCTCCATTGACAATGGCGTTCTTGGTATTAGTGAAGATGCTGCAAAGGAATGGCAGAAAAAGACAGAGGCTGAATTCAAACTTTGGGCGAGCAAAAAGCAAAACTGTGATGCTCTTGGCGTTAATAACTTTGAGGGCTTACAACAGCTTGCACTTAAATCGTGGTTGCTTTCAGGAGATGTGTTCCCTCTCATTAAGAGGTATGAGCCGACTCCTCTCAACCCTTACTCTTTGAGAATACATTTGATTGAGGCAGACAGAATCAGCACACCGACAGAATTTATACACGGCGGATATTCGGGCGGAACTACACAGGGCAAAATTCCTGATGGCAAGCCTGGAGCCGGGAATACAATTTATGACGGAGTTGAGGTTGACCAAAACGGAATGGTCGTTGCCTACTATGTGTGTAATGCACATCCAAGTCAAATGACAGAGGGTAAACACGAATGGATAAGAGTTACCACCTATGGAGAAAAAACAGGACTTCCTAATATTCTGCAGGTAATGGATAGCGAACGCCCCGACCAATACAGAGGCGTACCGTACCTGTCACAGATTATAGAGCCACTGTTGCAACTTAGGAGATATACCGAAAGTGAGCTTATGGCGGCACTTATTCAATCGTTCTTTACTGCGTGGATTGAAACGGAAACAGACCCCTCCGCGATTCCGTTTAATGAAGCATCAAACGACATAGCAAGTGTTCCGGGAGAAAACCCCGAGGACGAAAAAGACGACTATGACGAGGATGACAATGAGTATGAAATGGGACCGGGAACAGTAACGCATCTTAAAGAGGGCGAATCAGTAAAATTTGGAAACCCGAACATCCCGACGACAGGTTTTGAGTCATTTGTAAAAACCCTTTGCAAATTGATGGGAGCGGCTATTGAAATTCCTTATGATGTCTTGATGAAGGAATTTAATTCAAGCTATTCTGCAAGCCGAGGAGCACTTCTTGAGGCTTGGGAGGCTTTTAAGATGAGGCGTAAATGGTTTGTGGATGATTTTTGTCAGCCTATCTATGAAACCTGGCTCGCAGAGGCGGTTGCTCTTGGCAGAATTAAAGCCCCCGGCTTTTTTGATGACCCCCTTGTTCGTGCTGCTTGGTGCGGTGCAAGGTGGATAGGACCTGTTCAGGGACAACTTGACCCGAAGAAAGAGGCAGAGGCTCAAATTCTACTCGTAAATAAGGCGTTCAAAACTCACAGTCAAGTTACTCGTGAAATGGGTGGCGGAGATTGGGAGGAAAATGTTGAGCAACTCGCAAGAGAAAATGAGATGCTTGACAAAGCGGGCGGAAACAAGCCTGTTGAAATAGTATCAAACAAAGAAGGAGATGACGAAATTGAGTAAACCTATTCCCTCTGTGAATATAACAAGACCTTACTATACTATGGCCACTATCGACAATGACAGTGCAGAGATTACTATGTACGGAGATATTGTCGAGCAACAGCCTACGGATTGGTGGGGCGACCCGATTGAAGGGCAGTATATCACAGAAAAAGAATTTTTGGAGGATTTGGAGCAGATTTCAAAATGCAAAAACATCACAATTCGTATGAACAGTTGCGGTGGAGATGCGGGCGTTTCTGTTCTTATCCACAACAGACTCCGCGAGCTTGCAAATGGCGGAGCAAACCTCACTTGTATCGTGGATGGCGTTGCTATGAGCGGAGGCTCACTTATTATGTGTGCCTGTGACACAGTTAAGGTCAATCCGTCAAGTCTTATTATGATACATAAGTGTTGGTGTTTCTTGTTCGGAGGCTACAATGCAGACGAACTTAGAAATATGGCAAAGACAAATGATGCTTATGACCAATCACAGGTGGCAATCTACAAAAGAAAAAGCGGATTGTCTGATACAGTGTTGCTCCATATGATGAGCGACACAACCTATATGACAGGCAAAGAGGCAGTTGACAAAGGTTTTGCGGATGAACTTATGGAAGATGCAGAGCCGCTTGATATTGCCGCAAGTGCTGATGGTCGCAGACTTTTTGTAAAGGGCAAAGAATTACATCTTGCCCCTGGTATGTTTGCACCTGATTCAATCCCTACGGTCAATCCTGAGGCACACGCCGCAGATGAGACAAATAAATTAAATCCGCAGGTAAACCCTGCAGCCAATGAAGGAGGAATTTCTATGGCAAAGACAGTCGAAGAGCTCCGTAAAGAATATCCGGAGCTAACTGCACAGATGGAAACTGAAATCCGCACTGCAATCAGTGAGGAAGTCGGTGCCAGTGCAGACGAAAAAGCCGTACAGGCTGAACGCGAAAGACTCCAAAAGATAGACGAAGTTTCCGCTTTGTTTGACGAGGAGCTTGTACGCGAGGCTAAGTATGGCGAAACTGCTTGTTCCGCACAGGAACTTGCGTATCGTGCAGCTCAAAAGGCTGCAAAAAATGGTCAGGCGTTTATGACCAATCTTAAAGATGATGCAAACGCATCAAACGCATCCAATGTCGGTGCTGCTCCGGGAACAGAGCCCGAAGTAGATGACAAAAATTTAACAGGCGAGCAGAAAATGGCTAACGCAAGAGCGAATGTCAAGAGTCTGCTTGGAAAACAGAAGGAGGAATAAAAAATGACTAATCTTTCAAGAAAACTCGGCGAGATGGAGTATGATGGCTTAGTATCGGATGTTACTCCAAAAGTAGAAGTCCGTGGTAAGACCATTCGTAAACTGTCTGCAGAAACCACTCTCAAGAGAGGTACAATTCTTGCAA